CATATTTAACTTTAATTTCATAATGGACACACAATTTTTAAGAAGCTTTATTAAAACACAACACGACATGGGTCTTTCTGAAGAACAAATCACTAAGAATGCTCATTTGTTAGTAGCTGGAGAATTATTAAATGATCCTTCTGTCGCAAAGGGGTTTTATGATACTATCAAGCAAGCTGGTGTCAGTGTGCAGTCTTTTACAGACAGTATGGTTGCTGAGGAATTTGCTAAACTATTAAATAAATAATGGCTAACGAATTACCAGAATCTACACCAAAGGTTACAAATAACAATGTAATCAAGCCTGAGGACGTACGCCATTTTATCATGGATCGTTCTGTAGAAGATAATGCATTACACTTAGATTTATATTTTGATGAAGGTGAAATATTAAAAGCTATGCGTTATGCTGCTATGGAGTTTAATAGTATACCTCCATTTGTTATTAATGTTAATCCTGAAAATATGCCTGCACACATAGCCTTTTTATATGGTATTACTTATCATTTATATTTAGCTAAGTTACAACAGCTAGGAAGAAATGATATTACTTATAATGCTGGTGGCGTGACTACCACACTGGTAAAAGATCAAGTAGAGTTTTTAACAAGCATGCTTCCTATGTACAAGCAAGAATTTACAACATTAAGTAAACAAATAAAACTTAAAACAAACATCAGCAACAGCTTTGGTGTATTTTGTTAATCATTATGATTTTTAAAAATGTTCTTGTATCCCCGCATTATGGAAGTAGAAGTGCTTTATTGCGTTGGGAGTTAACACATCCTGATTATCTATCTGGTAATTTCGTAGTACAAAGAAGTACAGATGGTCAAACTAATTGGATTACTCTACACAGCGATGTAGGTATTACTAATTATATTGATGAAGAATATATACCTAACAATATACACGAAGTACTACACTATCGTATTATTCTACAGCATGATGGTGATAAACACATAAGTGAAACTGTTGCACCTTTTCAAACATTACGTCCTGCAGAGTTTGGAATATTACGCAGAATGTTACAATTAGAAATAATGCGTATGCGTAGTGGTAATGGTTTGGAAATGTTTTTATTTAAACCTTTACGCAGTGGTGAGTTAGGAAGTAACATAGATCCAGATACCGAACAAAGTTTAGGTAACAGTCTCAGCGAAGAAACATATGGACAACGTTATGTTGGTGGTTTTGCAGATCCTGTACATGTTTGGGTTGAGATGTTAAAAGCTGAACCACAAGCGTTGTCTACATCACCAGATGGTACTGGAGTAGTTTCATCTGCTAAATCTGTATTTAGAACTGTTAGCTATCCTGAATTTTATAGAGGGGATTTATTAGTTAATCCTATTACAGATGAACGTTACCTAGTTAATCAATTAGAACGGTTTAGATTTAGAGGTAATGTACCATTCGTTGACCATGTTGACGTAACAAGATTGGATAGAAGTGATATTAGATACAAAGTACCATTAAATAAGTAATATGAGTGACCCAACAGCAGCAGAACCTGTAGATAGTTTTTTTGACTACATTGGAGAAATTAGTTTAGATCCAGTTAGCCTTAGGCGTATATTTTTAATTCTCACTAGGAATTTATACAGTGACCCTACTCACTATGGTGAAAGTAATCCTGATTTTAAGAAATTTATTTATTGTGCCGATGCGAATGAATGCACTGTGCAGATCAGGTATGATTATGATGATGATCCTAACGTCGATGCTGCTACATTTTCTAAGAGTAACATTTATGTAGGTGTTTCTGGATTTCAATTTAATAAAAATGTCATAGATAAATACTACTCTGTAAATGATGATCGTAGTACAGAAACATTCGCTGAGCGCGTGGCTACCAACATAGTAATAAGGCATCAAGCTAAAAATCCTGATGATGTTTTAGCACTAGGTTATTTAACAGCTAATTTTTATGCAGGCATTAGAAAGAAATTAATAGATTGCATGCATTTGAGCATATTTGAATTAAATGAATTAAGTCCTATTCAATTAGTTAGTCAGCCAACTGAAGAAGATAGAACTTATCAAGTTGACTTGAGTATAGATATGGTATTTACTTTTACTCAAGATATAAGTCAAGAATCACACAGAATTAAGAAGATTGCACTTGACCTGAGTATATAACAATTTATTATTTAATACAAATTATTGAAAAACTATGATTACTAATTATTTTCGTCCTCAGCAGATTATTAGACAAATATTAGAAGTTACTCCTGATCCACAGGAAAGTAACATTAATGCTTTTATTTTTGGGCCTAAGTACCATCTATCACGTTATACTAACGAGCAAGAGCGTGCTGAAATTACAGGACAAGACTTTGTTGAAGCTGGGCAGACATTACCTTATGATAATGCCAGCAACTTTTGGGAAGTAGATACTGATTTTGTTAAACTTTATGCTGAAGGCATGGAAGCGTTACTCGCAGATTACAATACTGGTGATGATGAACTTTTTGTTGTTAAAAGTAATGAAGAATCTAACAAAGTTCGTTTAATTTCTACTACACCCAAAAGCAAATTTATTTATGATTCTGAAATGAATGCTGTTGATTCTGGTTATTCTACTGGAACATCAGTTGCTACAACCAGTACAGGCGCAGGAGATAACAACCTGACTGTACATATTATCGAAGTTGGTGGTAGCGGTGAGATTGTTCGTTTCAAATTGAATGGTAATGGTTCTGGTTATCGTGTTGGTGATGTTATTACTATCACTGGGGGTTCAGCAACTTACACTTTAACTGCTGACGATCTAGAAGGCGTTGCGCTTCGTGGCGCAAGTCGCAGCAGTTCACTATTTGGTCGTGATGTTACTATTAATGATTTAGTTCGTGTGTCTGAGGATGGAACTACACGCACACGCAAGGTTACAGGCTTTGAACAAGAAGTTGTACAAGCAACATTTGGTAGCAACGTTGATAAAAATGATGAACTAGCTGCAAATGCTACTACAAATCCTGATACTACAACTGCAGGTGTTAGTAATATTGTTGATGGTTCTTTTAGTTTAAGTATTGTTGATAATGCTAGCTGGAATGGTCTTGTAAAAGGTGCACGCTATGGTACAGAATATGGTCAAAAATATAATCTAACTGTAGTTGATGTTCCTTCAACTAGTGTTGATGGCACTGTTTCTATTCGCAGCAATAGTGGACTCTTTGATGCTAACGCTGTTCCTTTAACTTGGGCTGCTGATCCACAACTAGGTATAGCTAGTATTACACTATCAACAGGCGTGCCTGTTGAAATTACTACTAGCATTGATCATGGTTATTCTACTGGCGACACTGTAACATTTGATAGCGTTGGTGGTACTACTGAACTAGATGGTAATTCTTATGTAGTTACTGTAACAGGATCTACAACTTTCACACTTGATAGCACTGACGGTGATGATTTTACACCATACACTTCAGGTGGTACTGCACAGAAAACAAACAAGTGGTATGAAGTTCGCAATTTTGATAATGAACTAAACATTGCTGGTATGACTGATGGTGGTGCTACTGACATTAGTGTTAACGTCGTTAGTCATGGTTTTTCCACAGGTGATAGAATTACATTTACAAATCTAGGAGGTGCGAATGGTGCTGATGAACTAGATGGTAAAACTTATTTCATTACAGTTACTGATTCTAATAATTTCACTCTAGATGATACAGATGGCGTAGTTCTAACCTCTTATGTTGATAATGGTGTTTGTGGTAGAAGCCAAGCTTTAGCAGGTGTTATTGTTCGTATCACTCCTGCTTCAGGTTCTACTGCTCCAACTTCAGGTACTACCTTTAGCTATGTTATTAAAGGCGACTACACAAAACTAGAACTAGCTGGTACTGGCAGTGATGATTTAATTTTAGATGGTACTTATAATGGACCAACTGATACAACATATACTATTACTGTTACTGAAGGTAGCACTGGTCTAAATGGATTCACAGGCGCAAAAGTTCGTGTATCTGATCTTAATGGTGTCGATGACGTTCAAGAATATACAATCACTTCTGATGTAGCTAATGCTCTTGGTAGTTATGGCCTTACATTTACATTTAGTAATACAGCTTCCACAGTACCTCAAGAAGGTCTACGTGCTGGTGATGTTTACACAGTAAGCGCTGTCGCAGAAGCAGCCACAGGCACTGAGAGTATTGCTATTCTTAATGGTAGCGCTGTAGATGTTACTACCTGGACACTAAATCAAGCTAAACTTACTGAACTAGATGAAGTTCAATTCCGTATTCTATATTCAGGTGAACTTGCTTATGATGCAACTGAAGTAGCTTGGACTGCTGGTGATGTACTTACTGGTGTTACAGTTCCTGCTAATATTCGTTACTTTGTTTCAGAACGTTCAGCTGGTAATCAGTGGGTTCCATTCAAAGAAGATGCTTATAATTCTAGCAAACTGTTTGTCAGCTATCGTGCATTGATTCCAGCTAGTGCAAGTGAAGAAGTAACACGTATTGGTAATAGTACTGAACTTGTAGAGTTCGCTGGTAAGGTTGATCCTGATAACACACTTGCGTATGGTATTTACAGTGCTTGGATTGGTTCACAGCAGAATTACATTTATGCTGCTAGTGTTCCTTCTAATGATTTAACTGGATTCCAAGATGTACTTCGTAGAATTGAGAACTTAGATAATATCTACGCTCTATGTCCACTAACTTATTCAGAATCAGTTATCACTGCTGTTAAAGATCATGTGAACGAAATGTCCACAGAACTTAAACAACAATGGCGTAGAGCTTATGTTTCTACTAAATCTCCTGGTAGCTTTGGTTATGTAACTGAAACTTCAGCAGGTGCACCTTATCTTGCTACTATTGCTCCTATTGGTAGTAATAATGTGCGTGTTAATTCTGATGATGTAGATTTCGTTGAGCAAGACGTAGAAATTGGTGATCTGTTCAGAATTAATTACTCTGGTAGCTCATACGAAGAGTATGTAGTAGCTACTGTTGTTGGCGAAAATGAGTTGATTCTTGAATCAGGTCCTGCACTACCAGTAACTACTGGTGCTAAGTTTGAGCTATGGAAACCTGACACTGGTAAAACTCAGAGTGATTATGTTGCTAAGCGTAGTGCTGAACTAAGTGATCGCCGTGTCATTAACGTTTGGGTTGATAATCCAATCGCTATTATTGACGGTGAAGATCCTCTTGATGTCGTTGTTGATGTATTTAGCGATGAAATTATTGAGGGTGTTGCTGACACCGCAGATACAGCAATTGGTAAAGAAGCCGGGGATGCAATACGAAACAATCCTGACATTACAAATACAGTGATTGATGTTGCACAAGGCGATGATGTATCCACAGCAATTGCTAACAACTTAGGTGATCGTGCGGCTGAAGCTATCGGTGCAGACACTACTAATGAAATTGCATTAGTCAAAGCAGGGCTATCAACAGGTGCAGGACTTGATCAAGGTTTAGACGCTGACGAGGCTTTGCTTGAAGGTGCTAAAACTTACTATGAAGAAGGCGGCACTGTTGATTTAGATATTGATCCTAATTTGACTGGAGACTTGGATTTAGCATTTGGAGATATTAATATTGACCTTCCTGATATTGGTTTAGAGGATGCTATAGTAGCATTCCCTGCTGTAGACCTACCTGAGGTAGATATTGACATTCCTGAAGTAGACCTACCAGAGGTGGACGTAGAAATTCCTGAAGTAGAACTACCAGAAGTAGATGTTCCAGAGGTTGACATTGAAATACCAGAAGTGGATGTTCCTGAAGTAGACATAGACATACCGGAAGTAGACGTAGAAATCCCTGAAGTAGATGTAGAAATCCCTGAAGTAGATGTACCAGAAGTAGATATAGAAATCCCTGAAGTGGATATTCCTGAGGTAGATATTGAAATCCCTGAAGTGGATGTTGAAAAACCAGACTTGGAAGGCCCTGATATTGATGGGCCAGATATTTCTAAGCCTACATTAGACCTTATGCAATTCGCAGGATTGTTAAGCACTACAGGTGGCGGTAAAGCTCCCACTGAAGAAGAACAAGCAGGATCGCAATATCAAACACAATTTGACTTCCTTGCAGGCTTACAACCCCTGGGAATGCTTGGGAATTTTCAGCGTAGGTCTTGACAAATGAACAACAATAGTGTATACTGAGAGATGAGATGACTTATTTAGAACTTGTAAATGCTGTCTTAAGACGCTTACGTGAAACAACAGTGAGCGATGTAGACCAGAATACATACTCTGCACTCATTGGTGAGTTTGTCAATGATGCAAAGCGTTATTGTGAAGATGCTTGGGACTGGTCGCCACTACGCACTACTTTGACAGCCACCACGAGCCAAGGTGTATTCAACTACACACTGACAGGCTCTGGACAACGTGTTAAAGTGTTCCGTGTAATTGACGACACCAACAATCGTTTTCTCAATTACCAAACGGCTGACTGGATGTCGAATGCTTTCTTGAATGAGAATGCTCCGACAGGTGAACCTGCTTATTACAGCTTTAACGGTGTAGATGCCGCAGGCGACACACAGGTAGACATCTATCCTATTCCTGGTAGTGCTTATACAATTCGTTTTGAAGTGTTAAAGCGCACAGAACGCTTTACAAACAACTCCGATGAATTAGTGATTCCTGATGATCCTGTCATTCAATGGGCTTATTCATATGCCCTACGTGAGCGTGGTGAGACAGGTGGACAATCAGCAAGAGAACAAGTGTTGTTTGCACAGCAAGCATTGTCTGATGCAATTGCCTTAGATGCACAAAAGCATCCTGAAGAAACTGTCTGGAAAACAATCTAATGGCTCAGCAACTTAAAAACATTACGATTGCCGCTCCGGGCTTTGCAGGGATTAACACCCAAGACAGCCCTATTAGTGTCGGTACAGAGTTTTGTTTGATTGCAGAGAATGCGATTATTGACCAGTTTGGACGTATTGGTGCTCGTAAGGGTTATGAAGTACAGACAACAGACAATGCCGCATTAGGTTCTGCACCACTTCAAGGCATCTTTGAGTTTTTAGATACTGATGGCACTGTCACTACAGTGTCCACTGGAAACAACAAAGTGTTTACAGGTGAGACAACACTGACAGACATCACTCCTGCAGGTGCTACCAATATACTACGATGGAACCACTTGTGACCTTGTAGAAAACCATCCCAACTACTCAGGCACTGTCCCGACAGGTAATGAAGTGATTGCAGGATATGGACGCTTATGGGCTGTCAATCCTGCTAAAACAACAATCTTTTGGTCTGATCTTCTCAATGGGTTTTCTTGGGATGAAGGAAGCTCTGGTAGTATTAACGTTAACAAAGTGTGGGCAGACCAGAGTGATGAGATTCAAGCACTAGCAACACACAATGGCTATCTTGTCATTTTTGGTAAACGTCAAATTCTCATCTACGAAGGCCCACAAGATCCTGCGACAATGTCATTAGCAGACAGCATCACAGGTGTTGGTTGTATTGCTAGAGACAGCTTACAGAGCACAGGACAAGACCTTATCTTCTTGGCTGACTCAGGTGTTCGTAGCTTCAATCGTGTCATTCAAGAGAAGAGCTTGCCAATGCGAGACATCTCTAAGAATGTCCGTAGTGACTTAATGAATATTGCTTTAATCCAGAGTGCTCCGATCAAGTCTGCTTATTCAGAAGATGAAGCATTCTATCTCATCAGTTTTCCCACCAGTAACGCCATTTATTGTTTTGATATGCGAGGGCAGTTACAAAACGGGAGCCACAGAGCAACGCTGTGGACTGGTATTAATCATAGAGCATTTTGTACTAAACGTGACGGTACATTGTTGTTTGGAGACAATGACGGCATATCAGAGTACAAGGGCTACAACGATAACGACAACACCTATCAGTTTAGATACTTCTCAAGTTATCTTGACTTTCAGGCTCAGTCAAATCTTAAGTTTCTTAAAAAGCTCAACATTACAATTATTGGTGGTCAAAACACTCAAGCAACACTTAACTGGGGCTATGACTACACTTCAGCTTACATTCGTGAAGTATTTAACTTTGCTTCATCTAATCTGGCTGAGTACGGTATTGCTGAGTACAACACATCAGAGGCAGAGTATAATGCCAGTGTTGTTATTCAGGAACCACGAGTAAACACAAGTGGATCAGGCACTGTTGTGCAAATTGGATTGGAAGCACAGATTAACAATGCTCCATTCTCTATTCAAAAAATTGATATACACGCATTAGTAGGAAGGATTGTCTAATGAGCAATTATACTAAAACCGTCAACTTTGCGGCTAAGGATGACCTTGCTTCTGGTAATCCTTCTAAGATTGTAAAGGGATCGGAAATCGACACAGAGTTTAACAACATTGCGACTGCTGTAGCTACCAAAGCAAACACAACCAGTCCAACATTCACAGGTACTGTTACAGCGGGGACACTAACCGTCACTGGTACGGCTACAATCGGTACAATTGACGGAGGAACATACTAATGGATGATTTTGATTTTTCAGGTTTGTTAGGAAGTATATTGCCTGACAATTTTAATTTAACAGGATTGTTAAGTGGAGCAGGTCAAGTAGGGACAGCCTTACTACCTTATTATGCAGGTGAAAGAATCCTTGATTATCTCAAGCAAGCTCGTACTGATCTACCTTCATCACTATCAACAATTGAAACAGAGGCATTAGGTGAGCTTGACTTCACACCGTACACTGTGACAACAGG